CTTCGACCCGTCCCATTTACCCGCGTAAACATCTGCCGCGACCCCAAGCATTTTCATTGCTGTTCCGAGCGCATCTGTTATTGCCATTTTGTAGCCCTCGTCAGAAGAGTGCAACCCGCTCGACTCTTTTGCAATGAGCATCGAACCGCCCACTCCTTGCACCGGCTCGCTCCAAGCATCCACGGATACCCTAAAATAAACAGACACTTGTGCGAAAGCGAAAACCTGCGTGTCCGACGCATCCTCTCTCCACAGTTTATCTATAGTGTATTTCCAGCCTGCTCCGCATGGCCCAAACAACTGGGTCATTGCCTCGTATCGAAACATCGGATTTATATCGCTTTTACCCTTCAAGCGACCCGCCCCGATAGTTCTTAACGCATCCTTGGGTGGTCTGCACACCGAATTCCATATTTCCATCCTATCGTCTTTTTTCTCGCTTGTTTCTTTGGTGCTCATTTCTTTTCCCTCCATAAAGTAAGCCAGATAAGTCCCACCCCCTATCTGGCGTTATTGGACGTGTTGAGGCATCCTCATACCCCGTGGGAATCCTGATCCCCGGAACCGTCTATACCGGGGACGCTTTTTATTTTTAAAATAAAATACGAGACGTGGCTATTGCCATTTTCAAGCAACTTGTACTCGGCTCGCCCTCTTTACGAAGTGGCCGCCATTGGGTTATACCAGCCACGCCTCGCAACATTAGCTATCCCTCCGTGTCTCTTTTTCCTTTTTCCTCCCCGGATTTTTTTCGGCCTACAAAATTGAAGCCACACACAGCAGCAGCATCAGAAGCGCTCCTGCCAGCAGGCTCCAGACGATAAGCCCGGCTCCGTTTTCGTCCGGTTCGGTCGGCTTTTCAAGCTGAATAAACTGGTTCCCGATCTTGCCGTGGTATCTCATTTCATCTCCTTTACGGGAGCTATCGTGAGATAGCCCCCGTTAGCTTTGTAGCGCATTCTGGAAGCGCTACGATAATTTTCGTGCCTCAAGGCTGTACCCAACCGCTTTCGGATAAATAATGCGTCTCCGTGCACTACAGCCCCATTATTCGCCGATTACAACGTCCCTGTGAGTGAAAGTTCCCAGATTAACGCTCCGGCCACCGTTTGAGCCGCTCGTCAATTCAATTGTAACTTCGTCTTCGTCTTTCAGTTCGTTATATCTCATCGTCACCCGTGCCCCGACGTTCCAGCCTCGGATATGACCTGTTACCCCGCTGTTTTTATTTCCGCGGCAGGTTCTTTCTTTTCTGTCTCCTAAAATATCTGCATAAAATTGACTCATCTCGAATCCTCCTGTTTGCCCTGTTTAAAATTTCGGTGTCATGCCTTCCCGTTTTCCAGCGCGCCTCATCTCCTCGACGTTCACCTCTTTGAAGTACTCAAGGCAGTCCTGAGCGATATAGTCAATGTTTCGCCAGTCTCCTGTAATCCCGGCCAGCGACCTGCATCCTGACATAGACCGCGCTTCTGTTTTAAAGTATCTTGCCACGTCAGCAATCCGGACGCGCACCGTCCGCGCCGGATACTGCCAGTCCTCAGCCAGATTAATGTCGATGTAAGTTTTACCTCTCATCGCTTGCCCCCTCTTTAGGAAATGGTTCCACGCAATATTTCTCGTTCCAAGCGTCAACCATCTCTTGAAAAGTGTTTGAAACCATATCGCTCCAATCTTTCGGCTTGAATTGAATCCACGGCTCCGACGCAATCATTTGAAGCCCCTTTTTCAAAACAAACTCGGCGCAATTCGGACTGAAATCAATTTCAGCGTGAATCTGTTTGCCTGCCCCCGAACTGTCACGGAACACCAGCCTCTTTGGTCTTTGTGTTTTACCCTTCATCGTTTGCCCCCTCCTTTGTTAGTATATTGCTTCTCCGTTTTCATCAAGCCGTAAAAAATCCACACCCTCAGAATAATAGCCGTTTGGCTCGCCTCTCCATACCAGCGTCACACGCCCCTTAATGGCTCCCAGCTTGTAGAACGTCCACGTGAGGGAGTCCGTCTCTTCGTCACTGATATGCTCTCCCTCGATCTTCTCTACTTCCAGAAGAGGGGCACCGATTAAATCAGAAAACTCTCCGCATATATCATCCAGATATACATGCTCACATCAATCCTGCTCATGATACATCTTATATCTTGCCCCGAAGTCCGTCTGAAAGATTACTTCCGTATCCTTAATCTCTCCATCGACACCCACAAGAATGCACCCTCTCAAAATATTAATATCCATATCTCTTCTCCTTTTCTGTTTGCCTTGTTTGACTATCCGCAACCGCTCCTGAGCCCTCAACTCAGAAGCAGTGACAAGAGTCAACCTACGCAACGCCGTTGCTACCAAGGCACATCGTTGTCTTCGTTCGTGCCTTTTACAATACCGCTCCCGCCCAACTTCTCTATAATGTACTTTGCCAGCCCGATAGCTTTCTCTTTCGTCTTCCCCAGATATACGCTGAGCGGCCTTAAGTCTTCCATCTCCTTTGTCTGATAATTTTTCTTTTTGCAGAACTCCGCTTTGAAATCTCCGTCCCGGTTTCTGTATCCCTGAACCAGTGTAATTCCCCATTCTGAATCTTGCACTTCCAGCAGGGTCTTTTCTGTTACGTTAAACGGCATATTATTTACCTCCTTTTTTATTGACATAATCCTTGAGCCCATTGCTCATAATCTCCCATGAGTCAAGCGTAAGAATTATTGCTTCCTGCTTCGTGAACCCGTGTTTTTCAACGTAGCGCTTAATCATCCCCGCCTTTATATCAACGCTGGCGGTCGTGATGGTTTCCGCGATATTGAAAAGTTCATCGCCGTACTCCCTGAGCGCCCCTACCGTTTCGGCAATTATAGGATGTGCCTTTTTTATAAGAACATTTACTTCTTTTAAAGCCTCAACATATTCTTCCAGCATAATCTATCTCCTTTCATTAAGCTATCGGTGTGTAGTAAGTGACCGCCTTCTTCTTCAAGTCAACGGTATAAAGATATTCAATGTCACCGTGAACCACGGGGCAACACGGCTCATATGCTCCACACTTCCAGCCCATCATAGGGTCACTCCCCGGCTCAAATAAATTTTCTTTATCCACTCTTCCCAGCTTCCCATTTACATCAAGCTTATATTCGTGGCTGTATTCTTTTGCGCCTATCAGGATGAGCCACCCTGCCGCCTGCTCGACGTTATCTCTTATTCTACCCTCTTTTACCCATGACAAGAACTTTTCAAGTGTCGGCATCGTGCCTTCCGGATATCCGTCCGAATGCCTGTAGAACCATAATTCATCCTGTCCGTCTGTTATAATAATTTGTGCCCTCGTGCTCATTCTGTCCATCCTTTCTTGTTTGTGTGCTGTTTGCCTTAAATAAACGCTCTGAGAGGCCCCCAGAAGAGACCTCCCGGAGCGAGCCATATGTCCCTATGCCTGCGCTATCGGATTTTGTGCGAGCCTGAATGCTTCAACCGCTGATTGAACCGGTGGACGCACCAAGAAAAACTCTGTCGGGCTCTTCGTTGCCATGAAAAGATTCTCGAATGCTTTCGGATATACTTTCCTAAAAAGAGTCAAAGACCACATACGGGCAAAGTCTTCGCCGCCATCCGGATTGAGCCCATGAGCGAACTCATGCAGGAAAGTTATCACTGACAGCTTGCCGAGCATTGTTATAGTGCGCTCAATGCTGTCATAGTAAGACTCGGATGAGTTACCATCCGACGTCAAGTCAAAAGCCCTGAATGCTATCGGCTCGATAGCAAGCGCCGTGCAAAACGTCGTTACCATTGCCGCCATTGCGTCCTGCCGTGCCTGCATTCCCTCAGGAAGGGCAGAATATTTGTGATTCTTTTTGAACTCTTTCAGCGCCGCGATCACTGCTTCCGGATATACTATCTCTGCCGCGCCCCTTGTCACTAACTGCCGTACATATTCACTCTTGTTTGCCATTTCGAACTTCTCCTTTTTTTTGTTTGTTTTATTAAGATAACGAACTGTAGTTTGTCTCTTTCGCCTCTTCCAGCTTTTCGTATTCCTTACATGCAAACATATCTTTCAGGACGCCTTTTCTGATACATGACATGCCACCTTCATAACTACTGCACGTCCGGCAATTCTTGCCGTTCAAATATGAAATATTGCCTTTCGGTGCCTTGAAAGAAAAACGGTTACACAAGTTCGTGTTATTCATCGCTCCCAGATATTTGCATTGCGGTTTCCCTTTCTTAATGCCTGTATACTTCTCGCAGTCAAGACAAGTTTTATCCGCTCTGGACACTCTTTCTGGAGTGTCCACGTCTTCATACTTCTTTGCATCCTCCCAGTCACTGCACGGGTTCATGTTCACCAGTTCGGCCTCTTTATAAAGGCAGTAGGGCTCGCTCTTTGCATCGTCTAAAACATAATAGACGCAGTTTGTGCACCTTCTGTCCGCATAGTTACCGCGCCAACCGGGAGTAATAAAGGTTGTTTGCACTGGGACGCCGGAGTAGTCCCGTCGTGTCGGCCAGTCACCTATAGACGAGCAGGCAACGATTTCGTGCTTCCTGAATCCTCCATTGCTGAATAGCAGGCCATCTTCGCCATCAACCCACTGGCCATATTTCCGGAAGGCATTCTTTTCTACTACTACCCATTTCATACCGGAGAAAAAATCCAGAATCCGTTCACCGGCAACACTCATTGCAATGGCCATTGCACGGCTATCTGACATAACACCCTCCGGGAAGACTTTCGTCTGCATTGCCGCCATTATGACAAGTTCGCGCCAGTCGCTGACAGTGCCATTATGAAACAGCACTGGAGTCTGTCCGGAATATTCCCCGAACTCACGGGAAGCATGTTCTATAAGAAAGGGATGAGTAAGCTCCGGCACTACTTCCCCGGCGCTTCTGATTCTAAAGTGCACCACATGAGGCACGGGCACCGTCTGATAAATTTCCCATGCTTCTTTGTGCTTCATGTGTCCCTTTGTCGAAACAATTTTGCTGCCGTCCCAATGAGCGTATCCCATGCCGTGGGAGTTATTGTCCCAGCAGGCATCGAACTCTTTCTTTTTAAGTGATCTCTTCTCGCAAATCGCTATAATACACATTGTCGTTCTCCTTTGTATAAGGGCTCACCGTGCAAGCTGAGCCCTTTTAATTATACTTCATCATTGCCGACCGGGAACTCAGGCACGCCTGAGGCAGTCCAGTCTTCGTCAATATTGCCCCCAACGGCAGGCGCAGGCATTGAAGGAGCGGAAGTACGGAGCGGCCTGAGCCCCTCAGTAATCGTTGTGCCAACCGCTTCATCGAACGCCGCGTCAAAGGTCTGAGCCGGAGCCACCGGAGCGGCCTCAACGATAGAGGAACGCCCGGCAGTGCTTGCCGTGCCTGTTGTTATGCTGTGTTGTTGCGATACAGCCCTTGCAACACGCTGACCATCAGCGATATCTTGTTCGTTCCTTGGACATCTAACTCTGTACGGTATTCCATAGCCCGCCCAGCTCATGTCGCTATTCGCTGGAATGCGATCAAACCCGGCGCAATCAAAACCGAATACCACATCACCCCTGCCAGAATTCAGGCCGAATAAACTTACCGGCCTGCTTAATGAGGCGCTTGTAATGTTACTGTTAAAAGCACTCTGGGCAACACTCGACCAATCATCCCTGAAAAGAATCGCCTCAGAAGCCTCTTGTTGTATCGGTTGCCTTGATTGGTTGATTCTTCTCGCCCGATCAAGCTCTTGTTGGGCTCTATATGCCGCCGAAACACGCTCCTGCTCCCTGTCCTCTTCAAGATTCCTTTGGAAGCTTCGTGCCCCCGGAGAAGTTCTCGCCGCTTCCAATTGAGAAGGATATCTCTTCTTGGCGGCCTCGCAAGTCCATAATGGCACTACGTTCGCACTTCTTGCGGCGTCCGAACTTCTGTACTGAGATAAAAAGCCCTGCCATAATTCGTACTCTTTCGGAATGAGCCCCGCATAATTCCAGTAGTCCTCGAACTGCAACGGCTGATTGATTTCCATCGTCTGGCCGTTGACATAGCATTCGGTCAACACCTTGCATATTTTCACTGCAATGCGCGCTATCTCCGGAAAAGCAAAGATAGCTGATGGCGGAGTCCGATACTCAAAACCCCATGGCTGTTCCCTGACCTGTCCTGTCCGCTTATAGCTGTCACGCTTACTGCCCGAAAGGTCAAGAACAGGTTTTCCCAGAAAAGAATCGAGCAACCAGATAAGATCGGTGCTCGGAATATATTCCCGGCCTACTCCGATATGCACATGGCCGCCCAGCGGAGCGTGGTTCCCGGCCACTGAGAGGCCGACCTCACCGGGAATGCGCTCCATTATGCCAATCATATAAGATATCAAGTCTGAGGGCTTCTCAAACGCCTTCGGACGTAATTCTACTGACAAGCCCGAACCGTCAACACCTATCTCGGTGCTCGGTGTTGAGCCTTTAAACATTGCTGACGGACGTTTCGCAATCCCATTCTCAAGGTACTCGAATTCAGGGTCACAACCAGTCGTGCAAAGTTTTCTATCAGCATCAAGCTTTACAATTACCTGTTCACCCTTATGGAGTTCAACCATGTGAATATAGCTTTTTACTTCTACCGCTGGAAGATCAATTGCCGGAAGCGGGGCAAGATGAACCTTGCCGCTTTCATCTGGAGTAGTAAGGAAGCTCATAATCTTTGAAAGATACTCCACTGATGAAGTGCTACTAAAAGAAAAGTTACCCAGCAGAAGAGTCCCGGACTCTTTATAGTATACTGCCCGGACAGCTTTGCCGCCATCAAAGGCAAAGGCGATTGTCGGCTCGGTTGCACCCTCTGCCCTTGGAAGATAGTTAGCCGTGTCCCATGAGCATCGTCTTCTATAACCATACATCCCGGAGATATTCTGCTCAGTCCGGTTGCGGCGCGGCTTCGGACACTCAGTAGTAATTCCCGATATATAGCAAGACTGCCGCTGGAAGCTCCTGTCGTGTCCATGCTCTACTACCTTGAAGTAGTTCTTAAGATGTAAATGGTCAATCAGCGCATCAAGAGTCGATCTTCTTGCCGGAGCGCCCTCTGATAACTTTCGCCCGATTATACGGATTCTATTGCCCTCAATTCTTTCCATTTTAATTCTCCTTTATAATTATTGTTTGCCCTTGTTGCCGCTACTACATACCGGAGCCTGTCCGTGTCAATGCCCGATTCTGTAGGAGTGACAGCCTTTACTTCTGCCAGTTTTTTAAAGAGTTCTTTCATGTCACACATAAATTCCCCCTTTCGTTTGCCGTTTACCCATTAATCAATTATCCGCTATTGCCCTTCAACCCTCTATTGAAAGGCAATCACAAGAATCGATTAATAATCCCGTGGACGGTTATCTATCGTCCCTTTGCCCCTGCACGTCGAGCAGGAGCCCACGCCAGACTGCGATTCGCCTGTCCCGGTACACGTCGGGCAGTCATGGAGAGTATTCTCTTCATCCCATGTGATAGGGACGCGCCTTAACATAGACACGGTACGAACGAACTCGTTGGCCGCTTCGCCTTGCGCGTCCATGCTCAATCGGCTGAACCCGGTCTGTTTCATCAATTCCTCAAACAGAAAGTCTTTTATTTTATATTCTTCTTTCGTTAACATATTATTTATCCTCCCATTCCATTATGCCCAGCTTCTTTGCAATTGACATACAGATAGGACAGGCGGTTGTCCACGGGAAGACTTTATTAAGGCTAAGAGCTTGCCGCCGCAACGACATGAACCCCTTAATGGTCTTCACCCCGAAATGGTCTATATGCTTTACTTCCCGCTTATTAAGTTTATTTTTCCATCTCACTTTTATTTGTCTCCTTTCAATATATCAGCGCATTCAAGCAGCTTTACAAGCTTGCGTGCCCAGTCTTCGGCCTCTTTATGCTTTCCGACGTTCTTAAATGCAATAGCCTTCGCCAGTGCCCGTGATACTTCGCTTCTGTCTATCATTGTAATTCCCCTCTTCTGTTTGCATGTTGGATTTCGCTCTCGTCTGAGCACATCAGCAGGATACTATATCCTGAATCCATTCACCCCGTGAGCTTTGCACTGTATGAGTCTACGCGATACCATCGCTATCATACAGGAGTGAACTCCCGTGAGGGACGCTTGTTTCGTTACCTTACCCCGGCCTGTTGTGTTGTGCACCCTGCTGAGGCTATTGGTTTTCAGCAGTGACCAAGGAGCGCCATCCCCGGATATTTTCCGGGGCAACCACCTGAGATGTTTTACGGGTTTACTCACTGAGGCCGTTTCCCTTGCCTCTCTCAGTCACACTCTTGATATATTCAAGGTGTAGGTTCCTTTTCTTATATAATTGATATCCTGTCAAACATTAATTTACATTAATTTTACACAAAGTCTATAATCAGCAGATATAATTGAAGATAATATTTTAATATTTATTCATATTTATTTTACACATCCTGAAACAGGGTCAATTTCCTGTTAACTTTTGATTTCAGCGTCTATTTTCTGTCCCTGCGAGCGCTACGCAATAGGCTATTCACAGATAGTGTCCCCGCTGAGCCAATAGAATCAATGTACCGCGAGCAGGGTTACGTTTTTCGCTCTATTTATATGCAACATCGTTGCGCTTTCAAGCCCAGAGCCTGTTCGCAAGAAAACCACCGACAAGGACAGCTTAAAAAGTTAAAGCCCAGCAGGAGGCATTATAATCGATTCGGACTCTATCTGGCGATAACTGGCCTATTCATAGAAAGCCGCTTGCACGGATTCAGGAAGCCGCTTGTTGAGAATAAAAAGCGCAACGGCATTGCGATATCAAGTTACACCAAAAGAGCCTATTATCTATTTTACCCCTTCCCGGCCACCGGACACAAAAGGCCAGATATCAGGCATACCATCATAAGGCTGACCCAGAGATAATCGATTCCGGGGCATCTCAGGAGCCTATTTATCCCCGTCCCGGCACCCAGAAGCGCACAAAAGCCTAAATTCACCCTTTTATCAATATTCCATCACATCGGCCTGAGTCCTTAGAATTGATGCCACCGGATACATAATTATCAGCGACAAAGGAAAACGTGACATTTTATTTTTTTACGCCTCCTATCTCAACGCGCCAATAAAAAGACCCCTTTTATCAATATTCCTTTATCCTGTCACCGGTGTTCAGGGTAACCGGTACCGGATTCCAATGTCGAATATTCGACTTTTAATGTCGAATGGACTTCACCGGCCTACGAGCCCTATCTCAAGATAGACCGCCTAACGAAAAGAGCACAGGGCCGGAACAATCCGCCGACCTAAGGCCATAACCCTCGAAACAGAACAAAAGCCCCTCAATAACCTGTTCAAAAAAGCGCGCGCCGGAGTCATATAATCACCAAAGAACAGATACAGACCTCATTACCCTATTGTCAATGAAGACCATACCCAGCTATTTAGTACCCCAGAAAGCACCAAAACGACACCTTCCACACACAGAAGTACTAATAACAGTACAACTAAACGTACATCTCCGCTCTCCCGGCTCTCCCTGTCAACTTCTATTTGACAAACTACCCTTTTTATATCCCCTTGATATCATTACAACCAGTGCCCTCTCTCCACGGGCAGGATACCCCGACTTGTAAAATGTTGCCCTTTTCAGGCCATACTATGACCTGCCCGGCTCCCTGATCGTGCCCCTCAGGGCATCCTACGAGGCCATTATACAGATCATCGTGCCCATACATGCACATATGGCGCATAGCACATCTATTATATCCATTGGCCCCTGCCTCCGGCGCTCAATCATGACTATGTGCCCGTGCTTAGTCATGGCTCCGTGAGCGCACAGCGCGCATTGACTATCCCTTCGTGAGGCGAGCTATCTCTCCGTAGGGCTTTAAAAGAATGCTTATTCCGGGCCCACCGGGGTGACCTGACGCGCGATGGAGGGGGTAGCCATGGAGCCTCTTTATACCACCCATACATAGTTATCACATCTCAGAATATCTGTACGCAACTCCGTTGCGCTGTTAATAAAGCATACCAGTATTTATAACAGAGCTACAGTATGAGGTAGACCACATTTCTCTTTTCTGCCACAGAAATCATCTCCGGAAAATAATAAAAAATAATCCTTGACCTCCTTACCTATAGGTAATATATATAAGTCTACTGAACTGGTACGGCACGGTTGGGGAACCGCATGATCGCCAGCAAGACCCGCAGAAGGCCGGATAATGCGGGAAAATAATCAAAGAAGTAGTGCCGGATAGGTTGCCAGAAGAATGATGCCGACACCGGCAAGGAAGGAGTGAAATGCCAGCCCTAAACTTTAAAAAAGAGTTTTCCGACAAGGTTGCTTCCGGCGAGAAGAAACAGACGATCCGGGCGCTACGGAAAGACTGTAAGAATCCGAGACCGGGGCAGACGCTTTATCTCTATACAGGGATGAGAACACAATATTGCAAGAAACTCGGAGAGGGGACTTGTACGAGCGTTGAGCCGATATGTATTGAAGAACATTATGAAATTGTTGTCGGGGTAAGACTGCTTCCCCTTGCGGAGGAAATCAGATTTATTAGGGCAGATGGATTTAAATCAGCGAAAAAGTTCTACGACTTTTTCAGGAAAACTCACGGCCTGCCGTTTTGGGGGCTGCTGATAAAATGGGAACTTCAAAAGGAATTATTATGACCACAGACAAAGGAGGAATATGTTACCATCACATTCAGAAGATTTGTCGGAAGTTAATAAAACGGAAGACATTTTGCGGAAAGCATATTATGAAAAGTGCGAGCAAGTCAAGAAGCTGGAAGGCTGGCTGAAATACCTGAATAAAACATGCTCTATGCCAGTTAATAACTTAACAATTGAAATTGGCAGCTACATCAAGGCAATGGAGGTGGGAAAATGAATGGTGCAAGAGAATATGCTGAATTATTCGGAAATGATAAGATTGGAAAGTTAGAATTTGTTAGTGGTCAACACGCAAGAGGTAAAACCTTTCGTGTTTATCTTCTTGACAAAGAAGAAGGCAATCGAACCGTAGAAGTTTATGGAATTATAGGTGGTCAACCCGGATGGACGGAAGCTTATGGTTGGCTTCATAGCGGAAAATGGGAAGATGATTTTAACCTATTGGTTGAATCAAAAAGATTAGAACGAGAGGCTATTTTACGAGCAAAGGAAGTAACGACAGAGGAAAATGCTATTGCTGATCGTTTAAGGATTCAAACATTATTACAAGACTATTGAAGGCAATGGAGGGGAAATGAGAGAAAAACTTAACACAACTGTTAATAATGGATTTTGGGATTTACCAGCAGAAGAACGAGCGGCACGAATGGAAACAGAATGTGAGCGTAATGGGGTAGATTCTTTTTTTGACCTATCACCAGAAGAACGGGGTCGAGCTTATTATGGAGATGAAGATTTATAACTCAATCGCAAGGCAATGGAGGGGAAATGACTCAACAAGAAAAGGATGAACTCAACAAGGAGCTTTGCGGACTGCTGTGGATTGAGTGGTGGGAAGAAGGGACTCTCGGATATCATACCAATCCCGACTTCACATCCGAAGCCGGAAGGGTGCAGTTGTTGAAGCTGATGAATGAGAAAGATTTGTTATGGAAGTTTGTTTGTTCGCTTCCACCAAATTATGGGCTGTTCTTGTATATATTAGAATTTATGAAAGACGACAACGGAGCCTTCGCCATAGCAGCGAGGGACTTCCTGAAGGCAATGGAGGGGAAATGAAAAGAGCAGATGCGATGAACATGGTAGCAATTATGTGCGCAGGAGTTTTTGCTAATCCTATGGCTCACGTAATTATTAATAATCAGTACGACCGACAGAATCTAATTCAACAGATGATTTGGGATGTTCAGACTGCTTGTATTGGAGCTGGTATTACTATTACTGATGAGTCGGAGGCAATGGAGGCAAAGGGATGAACGAGATACATTACAGGAAATATAAAAAGTTTCCCGCCGTTTTGGGTACGATGGACATATTTGAAGCGGATGCACATGCGACTGGAACGGTTGTTGAATACTGGCAGGGAATTCTCGATATCCCGGTGGAAAGATATCCCAATGAAAGATGGTATCGGCACAATCAGGCGATTGCCCAGAAGAAGCTCGCCGAATATATTGAAGCCCAGAAGGGTATGTTTATATGAAGATTGTTAATCTTATAAAACTTGTGTGTAAGAGATGTGGGTGGATTTGGACGCCGCGGGGGGCGGAGGTTCGTATCTGTCCCAAGTGCAAGTCAAAGTTGTGGGATAAGGAACGCGATGCAGAGAGTCAGGCCGGTGGAGAACCTCCGATAATTTGGTCGAGAGATTTTTATGGGTCTTCCTTGAAAGATAAGGAGAAGCAGGGGATAGGACGCTTCGAAGATAGGAAACAGTAGATAGTTCTTAATATAGTATATTACATATACTATATTAAGAAGAGTCAATTTTAACCATGCAACTCCGTTGCGTTTTTGTTGAATTTATTGGATATTTCTCTGACCACAGGAAAGCCTCATGCCGTTGCAACGCGTTGCGCTTTTCGGAGAGTTGAAAAAGAAAAAGGTTGACACGCGGTAACTTATTAGTGTAGTTGAGGTTCCGGAGGTTACTCATGCCATTAAGTAAAGAAAAGATGCGAGTATACGCACAGAACCGGAGGGACGAAGTCCGGAAGCAGAAAGCTCTTTTGAAATCCAAGGTAGGGCGTGTTTCGAAAGACTCAGAAATCCTCGACAACTTCAACGGAATCAAAGAAAACAATCTATCCAAGAAAGAAGAGAAACAGGCGATGTCCCAGTCTGAGGCTGAAGAACTGTCAATCCTTGGCAATGACGACGAAGCCTACAAGCTCCTCAAGGACATGCGGTGGATTTATCGAACGGTCGGTGGTCGTAGGAAGCTGAAGAAGCTGATGAAGGAGGATGACAAGCAGTTCGTCACCATGATGAAAGAGATGTTTAAGATGGAGTCTGCTATCATGGCCTCGAAGCTGAAGAGAGGGGACGGGATGGGCGGAGGAGACCCCAGTTACTTTGTTATCTTAAAGGGACTCCACGACACCCCGGTTGCAGAGCAAACCGCCGATGGACTGGACACCCGCCAGATAGAACACGCCATGAATCCAAATTCAGATTTGGTTCCCATAGAGACCGAGCCGGAACCGGATAGTCCGCCAGAAATCATTAAGCCAATCGAAACCATACCACAGGAGAGTGTATGATAAAGGAATTCAGAGGGCAGAAGCTTGAATTCATGGACACGAAGACAGCTCCTCAGTTGGTAGAGGAAATCTTCTCAGACAACTACAAGGTGTTCGAGAAAGGAATAGAGTTCCGGGACGGCGACGTTATCGTTGATGTCGGGGCGAACGAGGGCTTCTTTTCTATCGTGATCGCCAAGCTGTTCCCGAAGACTCGCGTTATAGCTATCGAGCCCATCCCAAAGACGGTTGCCACCTTAAGCAAAAATATAGTTTTGAATTCTACCCTGAACGTTGAGGTCTTCCCTTATTGTGTTTCAGCGCCGGGGCAGAAGTCGGTGAAATTCATCGTGTCGAAAGACTTCTCAGGAGGAAGCACCAGTAAGTGCACGTTCAATCCCGAACATCACTATGAAGTCGAGGTGCCAGCATTTCCGTTGGATCAGGTCTTTGATATCTTGCGCATTGACCGTTGTAGGCTGATGAAGATGGACATCGAGGGAGCTGAATACGAGGTGCTCTATCCGTCCAGCGTCCTCGAAAAGACGGACTACTTTACCGGAGAGCTTCATACCAATCTCCGATTGGAGTGTGAGGGCAGGCGCATGGTTGGACTTGCGAGCTGGATATCAAACCGGACGCAGTGCATCCATATAGCACCATGTAATATGGCTGAATAAACTATTAAAAAAGGAGAGGGTATTATGAAAGATGAGGGCGTAGTAATGATGGTATGTGCAGGCGGACTTTTTATTGCGGGAAAACTGTACGGTAAAACGATGCTGAAAGACCCGCGCGTATTTGCGATAATTGACGAAGGCAGGAAGATTCAGTTGAGTCCTCTGCCGGGGACTCCGGGCATGATAACTCTCGGTGAGTTCACATTCATGTACGAGATACCGAAGGAAGATAAGAATCTTCAAGAGCTGTATTACAGAGTGACCCACCCACAGCCGGAAACAAAGACGGTCAGCACCCCGGATGTTATGGGAAACTCGTAAAGGAGTCTGTTATTGAGTGAACCCTACAAAATTTTATTTGATTATGGAGACGTGCCGACGATAAAGAAGTTCGCACTGAATAACGATAGAATTCGGTGTGTTATCGGCCCCTTCGGAAGCGGGAAGAGTTCTGGGTGCGTTATGGAAATCATCCGTAGGGCTCACGAACAAAAACCATCCGCTGACGGGATACGGCGTTCTCGCTGGGTTGTTGTCAGAAACTCGTATCGGCAGCTTTTAGACACGACCATAAAAACCTTCCACGACTGGTTTCCCCCAAGGGTATTCGGGGAGTGGCGTGTGACAGACCATTCGTATTTCATTACCAAATTCCCCGGAGTCCAGCTCGAAGTCTTATTCAGGGCGCTTGACCGGCCAGACCAAGTATCCAACCTTCTATCCCTTGAAGTCACCGGAGCATGGTTTAACGAAGTCCGGGAGATACCCAAGACAATTATCGAGGCTATGGACGCCCGTATCGGTCGCTATCCCTCTGCGAGAGACGGAGGCCCCTCTTGGCTCGGAATTATAATGGACACCAACCCGCCGGACGAAGACTCATACCTGTATAAGATGTTTGAGAAGCTGCGCCCCGAAGGATGGAGGATATTCAAGCAACCATCAGGTCTTTCAGTCCACGCGGAGAACACAAAGCACCTGCCGAGGAATTATTATAAGAATCTCGCCCGCGGGAAAGATGAGATGTATATCCGGATTTATATTCATGGCCAGTATGGATATCTTGTCTCAGGAAAACCAGTTTTTGCGTCGTATCGGGACAACATCCACGTCGCTCCGCACACTCTGGACATCCTGAAAGGCATACCCCTGATATCGGGATGGGACTTTGGCCTCCAGCCCACAGTAGTATTTGGGCAGATATCTCCTGTCGGTCAGTTGAGAATACTCGATGAGCTTGTGTCTGACGGAATGGGCTTGCGGCAGTTCTGCGAAAACCAAGTACTTCCATTGTTAAGGCAGAAGTACTTTGGTATGAACGTGATGGGGTATGGAGACCCATCAGGAATCTCTCGTTCCCCCACCGATGAGAGCACTTGCTTTGACATACTCCATTCTCATGAGATTGGGCTGAGCAACATCATCTCCGCCCCTACAAATGCAATAGTACCAAGGGTTGGCGCGGTGGAACAGTTTTTGAATAAGATGAGCTATGGCGAGCCGGGGTTCATCCTTTCTCCGGAAGTCCACTGGTTGAGGAAAGCAATGAACGGAGCCTATCATTATGACAAAGACCCCAAGGGCTCCGGGGAAGAATACAAACCAACTCCAGTGAAGAACTTCGCGTCACATGTTTCAGACGCATTACAGTATCTATGTTTATACGTTTCTGAAGCAGAATCGTACGATAAACAAAAGAAAGCATTTCTTGCTCAATTAAAACAAAAGGAATACAGACCAGCGAGCAGTCTCGCAGCTTACTAAGTTGAGGGCACAACCAAGAAGGAGTAGAGTATGGACGCTATCAAAACAGCTTTCGATAAGGAAAAGCGCAACGACGATGCTATGCTGTCATTCGGCGGGAGACTAAGGAACCAGTTCAACCTCAACAAAGCCTATCGAAGACCGAAAGAGCTGGAGTGGCTGGAGTCTCTCAGGCAGATAAAGGGGCTGTATGACCCTGATGTCAGGATAGAGCCGAACAACTCAAAGGTGTATCCCAAGCTGACTCGCTCAAAACTGAACACAGTTCTTTCCCGGTTGCACGAGATGCTCTTCCCTGAGACTGATAAAAATTGGGAGATCGAGCCGACTCCAGAGCCCACCATATCTAAAGAGAAGGTAACGGAAATAGGAATGTCTCTTGTCTCCGAAGACCCTGAGACCGGAGAGACTTCTATCCCTACCGAAGAAGACCTGACCATGGCGATACAGAAGTACGCAAAAGAGACCTGCGCGAAGATGTCCTCTGAGATTGACGACCAGTTTACCGAGATGGATTATCCCGAAGAGACAAAGAAAGTTCTACGCTCTGGACTATCTTATGGCACCGGTGTCATGAAAGGCCCTTTGATCCTCAAGAAGAGCAAGCGGAGTTGGACTCCGACAAAGGATGGTGACTACGAGGAAAAGGTCGGCAGTGTTGACAGCCCTGACTTGAGGTTCGTTCGATTGTGGGACTGGTTCCCGGACATGTCCGTTGTGGATGTAGACAAGATGGAGGGCTCGTTTGAGCGGCACATCCTGACAAAGCACGATCTCCGACAACTCGCCAAACGTGAGGACTTCTACGGAGACCTTATAACGAAGTTTATCAGAGATAATCCGGAAGGAAACTATGTCCCGCACAACTGGGAGGTTGACCTTCAGGTCATCGATGTCGAGGCAGGAACCGGAAAATCCGGAAGCAGCATCTCTACAGCAGTGACTGGCTCGTCCGACACAATGACAGCGGATGGCAACAATCGCACTTCTTACAGGCAGATGGGTAAGAAGTATGAGGGTCTTGAGTTTTGGGGATACGTCGATGGGAGCGACCTCGCGGCCTGCGGGATTGAGATCGATGACGTTGAACTCGAATATGCGGCCAACATCTGGCTCCTCGGCAATGTGATAATCAAGGCCAAGCTATACGAGAAGGCGCTCGATGAATACAAAGTCTTTTATTATGAAAAAGACGAGACGAGCATCTTCGGCGAAGGGCTTGCCAGAATCATGAGGCATTCACAAATTGCGATAGCTGCCGGAGCGAGAATGGTTCTTGATAATGCAGCCTGCGTTTCCGGCCCCCAGCTTGAAGTTAACTGGAGCCTCTTAACGGCAGATACCGACCTTACCTCTTTCTACCCAAGAAAACTGTGGTTCAGGGAGGGCAAGGGAATTGACGCCTCCTATCCGGCGATACGGCCTCTCAGCTTTGACTCTCACATCACCGAACTCTTAACCATTATAGACGCGTTCAAGCAGTTTGCCGATGAAGAAACGACCCTGCCCACTTGGATGATAGGCCAGATGGTGAACAACGAAACAGCTCAGGCCACATCCGGAAGACTGGCTACGATTACCATATCGATTAAGGATGTTGTTAAAAACTTTGACGCCTTCACCGAAAAGATTATCCGGGACATGTACGCGTGGAACATGGAGTTCAATCCCAGAACCGATATCAAAGGCGATTATAAGTGCAAGGCAAAGGGCGTATCATCTCTCGTTATGAAAGAAATCAGGATGCAGGCGCTCGCTCAGTTGTCTACGACCCTGACCGAAGAAGAATGGGATTACATTCCTAAACGTGAATTCCTCGAAGAAAAATTCAAGACCCACGACCTTAACATCAAGCTTCTCTCTGAAGAGGAAGTTGGTAAGCTCAGGGAAGCAAGAGACAATTCCGCCCAGATGCAGCTTGCCATCAAGATGCAGGAAGCTGAAATTGGCTATAAGAAGGCTCAGACTGCGGCTCAGCTCACTAAAGCCAAGAAAGCCAACGTGGAGGCCATTAAAGATGCACAGGCACCTCCTGAAGGCGCTGAGCAGACCGACCCAAGAATCACTGAAGAGGAGTTGGCTATCAAACAGGCGGAAAGAACCGCCAAGGAAGGCGAACTCGCACGCAAGGGAGAGGCTCACATTCAAGACATGTCTCATAAAAATGAGGCACATGCTACCGAAATGGCCATCAAGACAGAGAAAACAGCGCATGAACTCGCTAACAAGAACAGGGCAGCCACTCATTCCCTGAAAATGAAGGAAAAACTGACCGAAGCTGCCGCAAAAGCCAAAAAAGCGGCTCCCAAGAAGCCCGCTAAACCCAAAGGGAAAGGAATTAAATAATGCCCGCTACAATCGGAGACAGAAGACTGGCAAATAACGAAAAAGCAGTCCTTATTGCCGAGATTCATACCTCAAAAAATGACCCGGCGATGAAAAGTATGCTTAAATTAATCGATCTCCTGATAGGTGAGTCCAGAGAGCTGAATGACACGGCTGAAGGCAATAACGTCTACCGGAATCAGGGCGCGGTAATCGCCCTGAACGTCCTAAAGGAATACATTTTACGCGATATGCCGGGAACGAACTAAGATAATTGAAGATTTTTCTTGACAATGTTTTGGAGACAGTGTAATGGCTATTTCAACATCTTTAAACTACGATTCGACCCACTGCAATAAGGGCGAAAAGCGCGAGGAGAAGAAAGATGAAAAAGTAATCTTAACCAAGGATGAAGTTATTGACATCTTGAAGACACTTGAGGGAATCAAGAGGCGTTTGCAGCCGCGCGTGAGGTAGAAAACTACATAGCGGCCTAAACTCAATTACGCAAGAGACCAAAGGCAATTTCGGATTAAGTTCCGGAATTGCTTTTTCGTTTTTGGAGGAGATCATAAATGGCATCACGCTTACCAATATTACAAGAAAAACAGGATGTAATTAAATTTTCCCGTTCTGTCTTTCCTCCTTTAGAAAAAGGGACAACATGGTCAAGCATTAGCCTTGCGCCTGTTTGCGGAGTTGCGCCGCAATATTGGCAGGTGAAGCCATCTCTTTCGAGAATTTCGAATCTCATCTTCAGGGGAGCTTCTCGTTTTCTTTTTATTCTTTCTTTGTCATGGAAAAAGTGTTTCCTACCAATCATTTCCAATGCTTTTATTATTCCACCGCATTTCTCGTATTGTGAACGACAAGGAAATCCGGGCATCTCGTTTATTTCACTCCCGGTAACACTCCTGCCTTTTAATAGACAGGCTTCTTCGAGTTTTTGCAATAGGTATTCGATGGTCATAAAATGTTTATGCGGTTTATGCTTTTTCATAACTAAATTTATAACAAAACTATTTACTAAATACAAGCAATAAATTCCGGGATTGCCTTTTTTTTTAACCTATACCAAGGAGATACATATGGAAAAAGCAGAGGCCGACAGAGGGGCAGCCAAAGCGACTGAGATAGAGGTGCCGGGTGAAGATGTTTTCGATAAGGAATTCGAAACAGCTATAACCGAAGATGCCAAGGCTGACCTACCGGCAGCTAAAGAGCCTGAGGAAGTGGTTGCGGAGAAACCAGTAGAAAAAAAAGAGACATTGGAAGAGCCCGCGCAAAAGCCGGACGAGACCGACGAGACCGACACGCAGAGGTATAAGACCCTGCAAGGAATCCACAAGCACGATAAGGCCGCTTGGGAGACCGAGAAAGCCGCGTTATTGTCGCAACTCGAAGAGGCGAAGAAACCGAAGGCGGAAGAGGCAGAAAAGCCCGCCGAGAAGAAAAAGCCCGAAGAGGATGCTGACTTACTTACTGAAGACGAGAAGAAGCAGCTCGCAGACTACGAGAAGGATTTCGAGACTGTGACGAAGATGGAAGGGCTGAAGAGAAAACTTGAGATCGCAAGGATGCAAAAAGTCCTTGACGGTTTCATCGAGGACGTAAACAAGAGATTGACTGAGCAGGGGTCGAAGCTGACCGAACAGGGTTCGAGGCTGGAACCGGTTGTAAGGCAGGCCCAGATAGCCACAACAGCTGAGCATTTTGGTGCAATAAAGGAAGCTCATCCCGATTTTGAGAAATACAGGGACGACGGCTCCATCGCCAAATGGATAGAAACTCAGCCCAAATATCTTCGGACTGCTATGACGGAAGCCTACGAAAGCGGAACCGCTGAAGACGTTGCCCAACTCATCTCTGATTTTAAGAAAGCAAACAACATTCAAACAGAAGCCAACACGAACAGCGACAAGATCGTGCCTATAAATAAAAAGAAGGACGAAAAACGTCAGGCGCTCGCGGCAGTGGAAACACGAAGAGGGGCTGTCAACGGCTCTCAGGCCATTGCCGACGATTTTGAAAGCGCGTTCGATGAGGCCCTCAATAAGTAGGAGGAAAAATTATGAGCATGACAACTTACGGTATTGACTAAACTTTGCCGTAATAAAATTAACTCTAACAAAATCGGGGAAGTCTAAACATGGGAAAGGTAATAGTATATAATTCAAAGCACAAAAACGAGAAGATTTCTGCTATTATTACCATGCAAGATAATCCGAGGGAAGCGGCTCTTTTAGCTTATATGGCCGGAATTTTTGATGGCGAAGGATGTGTTGGGATAAAAAAGTATAAGCCCACGGGAAAGCAAAGGACAACATGTTATTTTTTATATCTTGATATGGGCATGACTTACAGGGAAATTCCTGAGCTATTCAAAAGTGTTTTCGGTGGAAGTTTACGTGAAGAGCGCGTTCTTAGAAAACGGTCAATGTGGAGATGGAATGCTACTGGGAAAACGCATTTAGCTGCGATACTCGGAGCATTAATTCCCTATCTAAGAGTAAAAAGAGAGCAGGCGTTACTGGCATTAAGCTGTGTAAACGAATGGACTCAAATAAAAAATGGGAAACTCTTTACCAGATTGACTGAAAAAGAACTACTTGGACGTGAGGAGGCGTATTTATTGATGCGCAAGCTCAAGACCGAGGAGCACCCGCAACGACTAAACGAGTTAACACGCGAGAGCGTGAAGCGATAGTCTGTACTCATGGGAAACCATGAGAGATGGCAGAAATGACCATCCGCCCGCAAGGGTAGTAACAACAAGGATATAACACCGCGAACAGCAGCCTATGTTGTTGTAGAATTACTAAAAAGAGCGATGCCTTATCTGTGCCTCGAAAAATTCGGACAGGCAAAGACGTTGCCCGCAAACAAAACCCAGTCCATGAAATTCCGGAGATACAACTCTCTCGGACTCAGGACGACACCCTTAACCGAAGGCGTAACCCCGACGTCAGAAAAGCTGACCGCAACTGACATTACAGCGAACCTGTATCAGTACGGCGGCTTGGTCGAAATTAGCGACATAATTGTAGACACCCACGAAGACCCCGTTCTTAAGGAGGCTGTAGCCGTATCCGGCGAGCAGGCCGCAAAGACCGTGGAGACTCTGAGGTACAACGTGCTTAAAGCGTGTACCAATGTGTTCTACGCGAATAGCGTGGCCGGACGGACGAGCGTTGTGTCTGTAGTATCACGGACAGACCAGAGGAAAATTGTACGGGCTCTGGAACGTCAGGAGGCACAGTTCATCACCTCCATCACGAAATCCACGCCGAACTTCAACACGGAATCGGTGCTTCCGGGATTCGTAGGCGTTACCCACGTCGATATGACGAGCGACATTCGCGGCATGACCGGGTTCACCTATGTGGCCGATTACGGCTCGATGCCGAAATGGGAAACCGAAATTGGTGCCTGCGAAGACGTGAGATATCTCAAGTCCACCATCTTCTCGCCTTATGAAGACGCAGGGTCAACGGTTACGACAGGTAAATTAACAACCGCCGGGAACAGGTGCGATGTCTATCCCGTTATGTACTTCGGAAGGGACGCATACGGCATCATAGCCCTTAAAGGGAAATTCGCCATCACGCCTATCGTTATCAACCCCGTTCCGAG